AAATTGATATTTAGTGAATGATTAGTGTTGACTTTAAACAACATTGTGCACCCAGGTGGATTCGAACCACCGACCTCTACTTTGTAAGAGTAGCCTTCTGAACCGCTGAAATATGGGTGCTTATGTACTCCCAACTAGACTCGAACTAGTTCCCTTTGTATGTAACACAAAGATGCTACTCTTTACACCATGGGAGCGTTTGATTATTAGAGCGATAGATGGGACTCGAACCCACAGCCTTCAGATTGGCAACCTGACTATCTACCATTGATATACTATCGCATTTGTGATTAAAACGGGAATCGAACCCGTATGAGTCTGTGTTACCAGCAACTCTCTCCCCATGTCTTGGATAGCGTCTACCTTTCCGCCATTTAATCATTTCTAAATTTACTCTTGGATTGGTTTATTATGGACTAACTTTATGGATAGTTTCCTCCCTTTCAATTTAGATTGTCTGAGTGGCAGGACTCGAACCTGCGATCGCATACGCATCCTCCTGGTCCCAAACCAGGTATTCTACCAACTGAACTACACCCAGATAGTGTAAAAAGATTTCTGAATAACTTCTTTTTTGGTAAAGGGTCTTTGCCCCTTGAAAGTTTTTTTGCTGTTCGTATTCATTTTAATCTTTGAGGTGATAATCGGAATCGAACCGATGCTCTCATCCATACCAAGGATGTATTTTGCCTACTAAACTATATCACCAATTGTGGAGAATACGGTATTCGAAACCGTCTGATTTTCTCGGTGCAAGCGAGATGACCACCCTAGCAGTCCCATTCCCCATAATTATAGTTTTTTCTTCAATGAGAAACTATAAAAACTCTGGTGGAACAGACGGGCATCGAATCCGCAATACTCCTTGGTTGCAAACCAAGTGCTTAGCCAATTTAAGCTTCTGCCCCATAGAGGGTCCTGAGTTATTCATTCTCTTAAGGCACGGACCTAATGCCTTTGTGATCCTGGCGGGACTCGAACCCACAACATTTTGATTAGAAGTCAAAAACTCTATCCAATTGAGTTACAGGACCTTGTGAGCGGATAGAGAGAATCGAACTCTCATCTTCGACTTGGAAGGACGACATAATTTGTTTTTACACTCCATTATACGATATCCGCTTATTTTATCCATTTTTTTATGGCATTACCACTTACTCCATATTTTCTACCTGTACCTCTATATCCTAAAGTCTTAATATCTTCCATTAATACATTTAGTTCGGGTCTTTTAACTTTTCTTTGATATATAGCATTACACTCTACACACATTATAGAAGAACTGTTTATTTTTTTACCACATTTGCAATGTTTTACAATTTTTTGTGGTTTAAAATTGTTTCCCTTGCTACAGTGTGTATCTAATGTTGCGTTACAGTTAGGACAAACAATTCTTAAATTCTCTAATCTATTATCATCATTTATACCGTTGATATGGTCAAGAATTAAACTCATCTTTTTTCCTTTCCAATTTTCGTCCTGTTTACATAACTCACATATTCTTTCTTTTAATCCTTCTTTATATAATCTCTTTTTTAAATGTGTAGTAGGGTATGTTGAATTTTCTGTTAATATGTCAGATAAGTCTCGTTTATTAAAATTTGCTGAATTATCCATAGAAACATATTCAAAATGTTCTGTATTTATTTTGTATAATTTAATATATTTAATGATAGTTTGCCTATTACCATGTCCAGTATTCAATTTTAACTTTATTGCTATATCTGATATATTTTTACTATTTTTAACTACACCAGTAAAGTAGTTTTCTTCATATCTATTTTCCATAAAACATTTTTTATTATTATATATAAAAAAAATGAACCCCCTTTTTTGATGGTTCGCAAAAAATTCATTAAAAAATATATCTGACTTTTAAGTAGCGAACTTTTTATACCAGATTGTAAGATTTTATCCTAAGATTTCGGTACCCTCCACGGGTGCACCTAGATATTTCTTAATATAGTATTAATACCATAATACTATTGAGGATTAGGTGGGGGTCGAACCCACATTTCCAACTCCATTACAGATAACGGTTTCGAAGACCGAACTGGTTACTAATCCATTGAACACCAGGTGGGAGTCGAACCCACATTTTCAGATCCAATTACACTATAATGCTTTAGAAGAACATTGTGACTACTGGTGCATTTATATTGAGCCTTCTGTCAGATTCGAACTGACGGGTCCTTTCGGAGATGGGTTACAAATCCATTGCAATCGACCACTATGCGAAGAAGGCATTTTTTGTTTTAATATGATTTTCCTTCATAATATCTTTTCATTCTGTTATGTCTACCATTTCCTTTATTTCCACCTTTGTATGTTTTTGTTAAAGAGTGGCAATTTGGACACAATAGAGTTAAATTTTCTTCTTTATTATTATTTGAGTTTCCATCAATATGTTCAACTTCTAACGGTATTTTGTTAGTGAATAAATTAACTTCACTCCAATTACATTTTGTGCAACTATTGTTATATTTTTCAAATAAATATCTACGAATATAATTTGATACTCCATATTCACCTCTTTTACCATTTTCTTTATCATTTTTCCAATTTTTAATATACTCTCTATATACATAATCATTATGACATTTCTTATTACAAAAAATATTATTATGCCAATTGATTTTAATCTCCTTATCACAACATAGACATTTTTTTATTTCTTTAACTTTTTTTATTCTTAACTTATTGTTAAAAGATGCTGAACAAGAATTTGAACAAAATTTTCTTTCGTTCTTATTTAATGTGGAAATATCAATTTCATTATCACAATTTAAACATTTTTGTTTTTTTATTGAGAAAGACTTCGAATTATATCCCAATTTATTTACTTTTTCTTTAATGCTACGTTTAGTTCTATTTAGTTTATCAGAAATTTCTAAATAAGAATTACCATCTTTTAATAACTTTAAAACTATATCTTCCTCTTTTTTTGTCCATTTTTTCATAATATCTTTTTTATTGTATATATTAAAAATAAAAGCCAAAAAATGTTTTCGGTTTCCACGTAGATAAAAAATTGAGCCGACTGTGGGACTCGAACCCACGATACCTTTCGGTGCTACATTACAAGTGTAGTGCAATAGCCACTATGCGAAGTCGGCATTTGTCAGGGTGGTGAGATTCGAACTCACGAACACTTGCGTCCAAGGCAAGGAAGTATAACCAACTGCATGACACCCTGATATGGGTAGATTTTATCTACCCGATACTCTTTAAATTTCAATACGTCAATGAACCATTAATTCTTTTGTCTAGGTGACGAGAGTCGAACTCGCAATAATCTTCGCTCCAAACGAAGGAACCTCACACACATGGATCGCACCTAGATGTTATTATTTTTCAAAATATTTTTCAACATTTTCTTTTTTAACAATTTTTTCAATGAACTGATAATTTCCTTTTTCGTTTTTTCTCATTTTGATTACTTTCACATAATCTTTTGCTGATTCTGATTGTAGTGATGCTACTGTTTTCTTTGCCATTTCTATTTTTTATTTTTTACTTTCAAAGTCTGTGTGTATGAAACAACCTTCGCCTCCACATCCACATTCATATATTAGTTCGTTGTTTCCTCTTTTTACAATTTCACCTCTGTTAATTTTTGCGTTTCTTGATGCGTGATCGTGTTTTATGATTGCCATATCAAGTTGAGTATAAAATCTTTTATCCCTTCCTCTTGATTGATTTCTTCTTTTTCCTTTTGATTCTAAATTTGCCATTTTATTCTATATTTTTTAATTCAAGTTTTATTTCTACTCTCATTCTTTTGTTATGAAGATTCCATTGTTTTCTGTATCTTGCGTTTATGCCTGATTTATTCCAACCTTTTCTTCTTCTTAAATGTGTTCCTCTATCAACTCTACATTTGTTGAGGTGTTTTAAGAGTTTTGATTCACCTGTATTTTCATCTACTATATAATTATCTGCGTATATTGACATTTTTAATTTTTAAATTTTTAGACATAAAAAAACCCGAAACTGTTTCCAATCTCGGGTGTGCTTTTTTTGTCTGTTTAATATTTTTACATTATTAATCTATTAGACATAGTTAACACACCCAACTTGGCTGGTCTGCCTGTTGTTCCCACGGGACGAGTCGCTGTGGTTGTCGTTATGTTAACTGTGTTTGTCATTTTAAATTTTCTCCTGTTTTTAATTATTGTTATATATTATTAAATTTAAGTCTCTTTTTTCTATTTTTGAATTAGACTGCAAATATACGAACATTTATTATAAAAAAAAGGATTTGTTTAATTTTTTTCAAATTATTTTCAATCTGGTGGAATATCATAAGGTCTATCAACTCTCCCTTCACCTTCACATCTCTCACATTCATCACCATTTTCATATTCCCCTTCTCCTTCACAATCAGGACAAGTTACATCATCCATATCAAAATATTCCTCAGCATCTAGTTCATCAATTTGTTCTTCTAAATCTTGAATATCATCAATTAATTGTTGTGCTTCTTCTTGATATTCAGCATTACCTAGAAGTTCTTCTAAGGCTTCGATTGCTTCTTCTGGTACGAATTCATATTCTTCGCCAGTAATTTCTTTATATAGTTCAGACACTCTATTTAATTTGTCTGACATTTGGTCATAGAGTCCTGCATCTTCAGCATAGTCTAAACCTTCAAATGATTTTAAGTGTTTTAGTTTTTTCATATTTATAAATTATATTTTTGTATTTCTACAGGATTTATTCCTTTTTTATAAAGTTCTATATAGTCTTTTCTTTTTTTTATGTTTTTAGTTCTCCATTTAATATCACCTATTATTGATTCTTTATATCCACAATTATCACATTTTATATCTGCGTATAATTCATTATCAATATTTATTTGGTGTTCCTCCCATTTTTCAGGTATATATAATTGATGGTGATCAATGAGATACATTGCAATTGCTCCACATTCTGGACACACTTCATCAATATCTATATGTTTTTCTTCAACATTTTCGTTAAATCTTCTAATTTTCATAGTATTAAAATATTATTGTAGCTTTATCTCCATCAATTTCAATTTCATTAGGTATTAATTGTCTTGAATTATTTGGATAACCTGAGTTAACATCTATTTCTCTTATTTCTATTTGAATTTTATCAGGATCTTCAATTGTTAATGATTTTTGTTCTTCAATATCTTCATCATCTTTAAATGTGATTGCGGTGTATTCTAATTCTATTTTATCAACATTTATATAATAATCTATTCCATCATCACCCATCCATTCAAATTTAATGTGCCAAAGAACTGTTGCACTCAAATTATCATGATCATCATATTCTTTACCATAATTTGTGAAATATATTTCACGGTCGGATAGTTTGGTTCTGAATTGAAAATCTTCAGTATCCATATTACCTTCAAGTATAAAATTTTTAAATTTTTTCATTTATACTAATTTTTCTTTTATATATTAAAAATGGAAATTATTTTTAGAGATTATTAAGATAATCAAGCTTTTCTTTTCTTGATTTTATAAGAAATGTTTTATAGATAAGTTGTGCTGTTTTTGGATTGGCAATAATATATATGATTCCTTCTACCCCGTGTTTTCTACCTTGTAATATTTTGTTGTCTTCCATTAGAGGATCTTCATATATTGGAATACCTTCCATATTACCTACAATATCTATCATCTATTTGTTTTAATTTTTCTTTTCTTATGAATCTTTCAAATTCTTTGTCAAGATGTTTTTTCATAATCGGATACCAATCACAATCTTTAATATTAAAAGTCATACCACCAACAATGCAACACCATTCCCCACCTGATTTAAAAAAACATTTTTTAATGTGTTGTTCAGAGATTCTTAACTTTTTTGATAATAATATTGTTTCATTTGCTGTTAGATCATTAAAATAGTCTATTTCATAATTTCGAACATAATCATCATATTTAAATTGTGCCATTGATTTGTTGTAATTTTTCTAATCTTAATTTTTTTAAACTTTTAAAATGCTTATTAAATTTTTCAACATCAAAATATTTAAATCCATCACACCAATAAACATTATATCCTTCTGTTTTCAATTCTGATTTTGTGCCTGTTGTTTTTATTGTAGCAAAATTATTATTATTAATCATTTTTTTAGAGTACCGACTTTTAATCGTGTTCGTTGGTGAGAATGTATTATTGCTTACAATACTGATACTTTCCATTGGAATATAAGGCATATAAACTAAACCTTGAATAACTTCATAACAGTTATATATTTCACCTAATGTGAAATTTTCATGTTGTTTAAAACAGACAAATTTTTCCATATAAAATATAGTGGAAAATTGTAAAAAAGATTATAAATTATATTTATTTGCGGCTCTATTTACATCAGATAGTTCTTCTAAATCGTTTTGATTTGTTTGTTGTTCTTTATATAATTTTTCTAATTTATTCCAAAGTTTTTTTGAAAATTTATATCTTGATACTGAATCACCAGATATTATTTCACCATATTTTGCTGTTGTCACTTTTTGTGATTTATTATACACACCTAATTGACAATCACTACCAACAATAGAACTATAACTAGAGAAGGAATATATTTTATCATCTATTTCTATTTGAAATCCTCCTGTATGTTGAATAGTTATATTTTCTTCTTTGGTTATTTCTAATATCCGTGAAACTACTTTATCACCCAGTTCTTTTTCTTTGTTTTTGAAAATATTAAATTCGTTTAAATGTTTCATATTAAAATTCTCCCAGTTCTTCTTTATTTAAATTTAGAAATTCTCCTAATTTATCTAGTCCTTCTTTTGATAAGGATGATATTTTTTTAAGAAGTTGTTTTTTAGCTTCTTCATTGGTTGAATTTTTCATCAATTTGGTTAATTGATCGATATGTGTACTAACCTGTTTATTTGTGTTCAGTTTGTTTTTAATTGGTTTAAGTTTATTCCAAACCATACCATAGATATAATTGAACCATTCTTTTGATTTTTCTTTATATGTTTCTAATTGTTTAGTTTTATCTTCTGGTTCATTTTGTGTTGTGGGTTGAGCCTGAACTTGAGTTGGTTGAGCCACATTTGGTTGAGCCACCTGGTCAGCTTCATTGACTTTAGTTTCTTGTGTTTTTACAATACCTGCTGATTTTTCAATTTGAGGTATCATATAATCTTTCACATATGTTGGAACAGCATCGGAGAATTTATCTCTTTTCATGTCCATTAAATTTTTAAGATTTTTATCTTGTGCTCGTTCAAAAATATTAACAAAATCTTTATCGTCTAATTTTATTTGAACAGATTTAAGTGCGAAATATATTGCCTTTAAATTATCACTAAGTAATTTGTTAATAGAATCTTGACCTTCACTATTATCAATTTTAGTGTTTAATGAGTTTTGATTAGAAGATAGAAAATCGTCAAAAGTATTGACTACTTTTAGATAATCAGTTTCATCATCTATTCTTTTAAATAATGTACCTAATTCATTTTTGATATCTTCATCAGATTCTTTAAAGAGTTTAAAATATTTACTTTTAAAATCATCATAAAAACTTTCATTTATAAATTCTAAATATTTATATAACATTATTTCGGTGCTTGTTGTTTTGGTTGTGCTTGTGTTTGTGGGTTTTTCTCTACTTTATAACCTAAGTTTTTTGTGATTGGTACAAAAGTTGCTCCATTACTTTTGACTTGTATATTACCACCATCTAAAATTTGTGTTATTGTTACTTCAATCTGTTTGCCTTCTTTATTAGTGTATTCGTATGTTTCGCCTTCTTGATAATATTCACCAATATTATCAGTATATGGGTTAATTTCTTTACCTTTTCTAGTTACAGCCTTTGTTACATCACCATTTTCATCAACTTCTTTAACTGTGATAGTTTTTACATTACCTTCTGAATCTGTGTATTTATATTTTCTATCAACTTCAAATGTCATTTTTTCTTTATCTCCACCTTCAATTAATTTTTGTAACGCTTCGGTGTTTGTTTTCATTTCTTTTGCAACTATCGCTCTTTGTTTTTGAATATTTGCGATAGTTTTCTTATCACCTATTTGAGTGTAGTGTTCTTCCCATTTTTCATAGATATAGTCACTTAATTGATTTTTTGCAAGTGCTAATGAATACTCTAATTTTTTAGGTACTTTACCATCTTTACCTGTAAATCTTCTCTTTAATACATCAATTTCATTACTAAAACTTTTTTGTAATTGTTTTAGGTGTTCTTTAGAATTGTTAATTTTTCCTTTTAATTGAGTTTTGTCTAAATTTTCTTCACCACCTTGAGCAGTTTGTTCTTGATCTATTGGCTCAGGTTTAACATCTTCACCTTTTGCTTGCGCTGTGGAAACATCCGCACCCGCCATTTCTTCTTCATAAAGTTTAGATTCGACTGCCGCTTGAACATTTTTATTTACAGCCGTTTTTGTTTGTTCTGCACTTGTTAATCCTTGAAAAATTTTATTAATTTTTTCTTTATACTCTTCGATTTTAGCTTTTAATTCTTTACCGCCTTTTATTTTGTCGTAAAGTTTACCAATACTTTTAAATATTCCTTTTAGGAAACCCATTAAACCTTCGTTTAGTTGTTGCTCTTTTATTAAAAGAAATTCTTGTCTTGATTGTATGTTTTTCATGTGTAGATTTTTACTTTTTATTATATATTAAAAAGTAAAATTGAAAAATATTATGCTACAACTACTGTCCAACTTCCCCATTGTGTACCAGAACCATCTTCATTTGATACTCCAACACTATATTTAGTTGTTTTTGTTGGATAAACTGTTACTGCTTTTGCGTTTGAATTTATGACAGGATCGTTAGGATTATCTGCCGTCCACCAATATTTATATTTCCAATCACCACCTTTTGGATTAGAACCTATCCATACTGCGGTTCCAGCAGCAACAGCTTGATTATTATTGTTCCCCCACACTAAAACTGGAGAATCAATAGGACCTGGAGGTGCATTAACACCAGGTACAGATGTGCTACCTAATAAGCTTTGTACTGTACTTATTGGCGCAGTTACTCCTGCCACACCAGATACAATACCATTAACTGCACCCAACGCAGTATTAATACTTGATATTATTGAACTACCTTCTGGTACAAGCATTTCAACATATTTCAATGGTTCTAAAACTGGCTGTAGTTGATTTAATTTTGTTTGAAATGCTTTTAAACTTGCAAAAAGTCCTTGAACAGCCGAAAATGCTGTTGGTACCCCTGCCCCAGGTGGCATAATGACTGCTGAAGAACCTATTGTGACAAATGAGGCTATAGTTTCTATTGTTAATTGTGTGATTCCGTCTGTTAATTCTTTACCTTTAAACCCTAATTCTTTTGCTGCAGTTTTTACTTCTTTCTTTTTATCTTTTATGAAAGTTCTGGTGGGATGATTTTTTGGATAAGCCGCAACGATTTGGTCCGCAGTGTCATCACCAATTCTTTCCTCAGGTATGCTACTACTTTGAGAAATAATCATTTTTTTGAGTACTTCATCATCTGACATAAATTGAGATTCGATATCTATATTAAACATATCTGGACTTAATGATTCATTTAATTCTGTCAATGAACTAGTTACACCATCTATATTTTCTTGAAGTGGATTAGATGGTGGGTCGGGTTCAGGTGTAATTATTGATGCTGGATATGATTGTCCATTCACATAAAACCCAAAATGTTCTGCATCAAATTGTAAAGTTTCTATTGCGCTGTCTTGTGTGAATGTTACGCTTGAAAATTTTCGTTCTTCAATAATAGTGCCTTCATATTTAACCGCCACTATAATGGTTTCATAATCAATTCTAGATTCAAAAGTGTACATTTTCTATCAGTTCATTTTTCTATATATTTAAATAATGATGCTGGATTTGAGTGTTTCTAACATACCTTTTGGTAAATATTTAGATTCCAATCTTGTTAATTTTCTTGAAAAAATAATATTTTTTCTTATTTTTTCTTTATAATCCTCATCTTTATTTTTTTTATAAATTGAAAGTATTTCTACTAAATTTTCAATAAATTCATCAGAATCAAAGTTTATTTCGTTTGGATATCTTTCTTTAAACATATTCCAAACTGTTTCCCCACCTGCTTTACCAATACCTCTCATCGTTTTATCAAATTTAACAACTGAAAGAATATTATCACCTTTATCACCAGTAACGATTTTTTTGAATAATGATTCTTCTTTATTGACTTCAATTACATTACATCTTGCTTTCAATCTTTCAAAATGTTCAACAAATTCTGAATCATTATTTAAATCAAAAATATCTTGTTCAGAATTTTTTTCAATATGATTGAAAAAAATATTATAGTTTTTAGGTGTGAATAATTTTTCATCATTAAATTTGTGATTGTACATTATGTTGATATAATTTTCAGCAATATCATATTTTAAAAATTGGTGCATATCACCATCATTACTAATGATAAAATTAGAATATCCATCTTTATTAGTTTCATTTATAATGTGTGCCATTATATCATCACCTTCGAAGGGGTCAATAGTATATACTAAACAATTATTTCTTGTTGTGATATTTTCTTTAAATGATTCATATGTATCAAAAACAAATTCCCAATCAATTTTTGAATCCTTTTTCCTACCATCTTTATATTCAGGATAAAGTGTTTTTCTCCAACTTTGTCTTGAGTCAGATACAAAATATATCATATCATATTGAAATACGTTAGATATGTTATTATAATCTCGTAGAAGTAGAGTTTCTAAGTCACCATAAAGTGTTTTTAGTCTATCAAGGATGAATACAGACTTATACAGTAGATAGTTACCGTCAAGTACTAAATTTATTTTAAGCATATTAAAGTCTTATTTTTTAGATGATATATTTGCAGGTTCCAAAAGTTTGTTGATCATTTTCGCCTATGTAAGTGTAATAGATTTCAATTGATTCTAATTCACTTTCTTGTCTTTCTTTTTTACCTGTGGTTTCGTTGATCTTTAACTCTTGTGTGTAGTTAAATTTTACTCCTGGTTCTTCACCTAAAATATACTTAAGACCTTTTTTTATTTCTGATACTGATGCATTATTTAATTCTACATCATAGATAAAGTCATTAATTTGTTTTTCCTTTAAATTTTTAATTTCATTCATTTATATTGAATTATTTTTTTCTATATATTATTTTTAAGCATTTCCAATATTTCGAGAATTTTCTGGTTCTTTTCTATTTGCTCAAGTTTATCTCTTCTCTCTTTTTTGATGTCACTATATTTGAAATCCACATATAATAATTGTCCTGTAGGTGCGGACAAAGGTTGAACTGAAACTAGCCCAGGCACCTTTTCATCATCAGGCAACACAATATTCGGATCTTTACCATCAATTTGTCTAAGTTTATTTAGTCTGTTTTCTCGTAATTGTTGTGCCTTTGATTTTTTTGTTCCACCCATTCCTATTGTTTGAGCAGAAATTTTCATAGCCATTGGAAGTAACGATGGAAATGTGTTTGCTGATAATGATGTTGTTTCACCTGAATAAATGGGAATATTTCCACCAAAATTTTGTGAATACTGTTCAAACCAACCCGTTTTTTCATTATTTTTTAATGATTCTATTACACTACTCCATTTTTCTAATGCTTTCTTTTTATCTATTTTCAATTATTTGTGAATTGTTTTTATTCGAATTTTGGTGATATTGCATATGTTTTCATTCTGTTTATAATATCTTGACTCACGATATCTCCATCAATTTTTATAGATAGTTTATTTTTATCCATAATATTGTTTATTTCGTCCATGGTATAATTTGTTATAAACGAATAATATTTTTCTGTTATGTTATTTGCTTTTATAATTTCACCATCTATATCTATAACTATTTCATTTAAAGGTTTTAATATTTCAAAAATTAATATTTCAAATTTTTCAAATTCTATATTAGTGCCACCAAATACCCAGTATAAATCTTCACCATTTTCAACTTTTTTTAGAGAATCAAAATCATCTATAAATTCTATAGTTGTAAAAATATCATAATCATTAACAACATCAAATTTTGCTGATGGTATATTTGAATCACAACTTTTTTTGATTTTAAATTTGGATTCATATTCCACTATTAACTCCATTATATATGTTTCTAACATTGTATCTTCTGACTTCATATATTTTTCTAGTGAGAGATTTTCAAGTAGAGTATCAAAAAATGTATTTTTTATAGATATGAATGTTAGATAGATTAATTTTTCATCTATTACATTTCCATATTGATCTCTAGGACATAATGTTGGGTAGTATTCAAAAACGATGTCGTGATTTTTTAAGTATTCCTGATGTTTAAATAGTATATTACCTTTAAAGAATGTATCATAATTGATGATATATATTTGTTCATATTTATCTTTAAGAAAATTTATAGAATCTTTCCATTGGCTCATAACAGCATATGAGTAATCAAATTTGGGAATTGTTAATAATTTAGATGCTGTCATATACCATTTCCATCGAACTATGGTTTTTGAACCGTCTGTTATAACTGGATTTGTGGAATTATATATGTAGTAATTGACGCTTTTTTGTATGTCTAAATCTAATGGATAGTGAGCATGTAGTAAAATATCAATATTAAATTGTTTTAAGTTTTGAATACACTTCTTTAATTCATTTACTTTTTTTATTGTATCACAATAAGATGTAATTATAAAACAATTCATTCATTCTTGTTGATTTTTTCTAATTTGGTTTTTCTCAACCATTTAGTGTATATTTTTTCAATATCATTAATTTTATCTTCAGGTAAATATATATCAAATGTTTTATCTTTATTGTATATATGAATTCCTTTATTTGTACCACCCCAAGATTCTAAACCTATCGGATTTAGTATTCTTTCATATATTTTACATGATTTACCATCACTATCTGTTACTCCCCATATCATTTTTTATTGTGTTTTTTAAAAAAATTCTGTTCTTCTGTTGTCAAATTCATAAAACCATGTTCTTTGATTTTTTTTAAGATATTTTCATTTTTTGATATATTTCCTTTTGCGACACAAATTAACGCATCATTCTCACTATCAAAAAACCATTTATTTCCGTTATCACTAGATATAATTCCTTTATTATCTTTTACCCAAAATTTTTCTTCATCAAAGAAAATATTATTATTTTCTTCCATAATAATTCTACATCTATTCACATTACCAGTTCTGTTAATTTTACCAGACTTAAGATCACATTCTACATATGGAGTACTATGAATATGAATTTCTTTGTAAGTCATTATTTTAATATTTCTTTTATATCAGTAACGTAACTAATTAAGTGTATAATAGGATCTATTGTGTTTTCATATTCAGCGTTATAACTTCTTTGTAAATTTAAAAGTGTTGCTGATTTTTTAATATCGCCATTATTTTCCATAAAGTATGAGAAGAATGGTCTACCTAAAGTTTTCATTAAATCTAAAGGTTTATCTTGAAAATTGTTCATAACATATTGCCAATTTTCTTGTACGTTATTATTACCATTTGTTAAGAAGTCAAAAATATCTTTATACCCTGAAGTTGTAATATTTTGTAAATCACTTTTATTTTGTGTGATATAAATTTCATTTAACTTTTGTACAGCACTTCTTAAATCTGGAAAATTAACTGCAATTAACTTATGAATTTCTTCATCAGTTAAATCAATTTTCATTCGTTTTGAAATGGCTTTTAAATATTTAAAATACATTTCAGTTAAATATTCTATTTCTTTTTGATTTCTTGGTGTAAAATCTACTTTTGTAAATCTTGAAAGTATTTTATCATCAACTTGACCGATATAATTAGTTGTTAGTATAAATCTGACATGTTGATATTTATCAGAAAATCCTTTCAAAGCTTTTTGAAATTGTGGTGAAACACCATCAAATTCATCAAAGAAAACTATTTTTTCAGAACCTTTTTTGAAAGGGTTTAAAGTTTTGCAGAATCTTTCAACTTCATTTCTAAGTATATCTACTGAGGTTTCTTTTGATGAATTAAACTCCATATCATCAGCATTCTGACATAATATCTTTGCTAATGATGATTTACCTGTACCTGGAGAGTCACTATAAAATATTACATTCATTGGCAATCCATCTTTTATAAGTTCTCTAACTCTTGGTAATAGAATTATTGTTTTTAATGATTTCGGTTGGAATTTATACCAAAATAAGTTATCTCTCATATTCTTCTAATTTTTTATTTAATTGATCAAGTTTTCTTTTTCTAATTTTTGATACTGGAACATAATTTTTTTTAAGATAGTCCATAGTGTGATTTTCTTCGTCACATTCATCTATTATAGAACCATCAAAATATATTGGTTTGCATCTAAAAACTACCACATATGGATCATTTATACTCTCCATCAATAATAGTCCGTGTTGATGGAATTTTGAGTATATTTTATCACCTACCTTAAATTCCATTTATTTGTTCTAATTTTTGTTTTCTTTCTTCCCTAAGTTTTTGCACTTTCATTAAGTGTGAAAGTTCTTTTTTTAACTTAACTCTTTCATTTATTAAACTTTGAGTTTCAAATCCTGATAAATAACCTCCAGAATTAACTTCAATTTTAATATTGAAGATATTCAATTCTAACTGGGCTATTCTATTATTTATTTCTTTCGAGTTCATCTATTATATCTTTAATCATTCTTGGTGTGACATTTTCAATAATATCGTCATCTTCTGTTCTAAAATCACAAACATCATCAAATTTTATATTTTTACCTTTACTGTGAGTTTCCCATATTTTGAGAAAATTTCCACCATCACCATCAAGATCATTTCTTATGCTCCAACTATAAGATTTCCCATCAACTATTATACTTCTATATCGTTTTTTCATAATCTACCTCCCCAAACAAATTTTATATCATCTATTGGATAGTCGATATGTTCTTTTAGATATTTAACCATTTCAGGCTTTACCTCATCTTCATTGGTGACTACTCCAAAGAATATTTCTTTATCATCTATAATCATAGAGTGTTGTGTACCAACAAAGTTGCCGTTTTGTGTAAATTTTATATTCATTGGGATTCTGAATTTTTTTCTATTTGTTCTAATTTTCTTCGTCTTTCTAATCGTTTAAGTTCTGACATAAATTTGGCATCTTTGGTAAAGTCTTTCATTTGATTAGGATAAAGTGAAGCAAAATCATAAGATATTACTTTATAATCAGTAACCTCACCTTTATCGTTTACTTTACCTATTCCCCTTGCGGATATATTAAAATATTTCATACTAAATATATTGTTAAAAGTGAGAATAGTTTAAATAAAAAAAGAGCCACCTTTGGTGGCTCCCTTCGTAACAACTATGAACATCGAATTAGCAGGTAATTACTACCTACTACTCACTTATAGAAAATAAATATCTGTAGGTTTAATATTTTTTCGAAATATTTTTTAATTTTAATGCTCTTAATGTTTTAATGGGTGTAATTTCAATAGATTCATATATATAGGTGCTATTAATATCTTTATCAAACCCAGGTTGAAATAGTCCATCATTAAGTTGTTTTACTACTTTATCGACACTTTTTTTATTTTTCCAAATTTCTGATAATTCTACATCTTTTGTGGAATGGAATCTATAACCAAGATCATATTTTACCAATTCCTTAATATAAAATTCTTCATATTTTGGAGTTGTAAATTTGATTATGTATGTTCTTTTCAAAGCCATTATATTTATATATACTAAAAAAGTAATGGTTGTATGATTAATAAACAATATATGATAGATGAAGAATATCATTATGATGATAATTACTTCAGAATGGTGACAATAACATTAGCTAGAGTTTTAAATAGTAGGGTTAGATGGATTAACCGTTTTGAAACTAAAAAAATGAGAGTTCTTTTACCATTTTATACGTCAATGGCGGGTCAGGAAAGATTAATATTAGACGCATTTGTTGATGATATTCCAGATAGACGAGTTGAATTGGACACTACTCAAAAGCAGAGAGGAATTATAACATTTAATGGTATAACTTCAATGGATGATGAGTTTGCAAATCCGCATCAATATATTTCAAAAACTGGTAAGATTAATAATGAATTAAGAACTACTTGGTCAAGAATTAGAGCCGTTCCTGTACATTCTTCATACGAAGTTAAAATACGATTGGATAATGAAGGTGAGGTTTATACTTGTATGGCAAAATTGTTAGATACGTTACATAATTATCAATTTACATCTTTTGATTATTTTGGTCAAAAATTAGATTTATTTTTTAGATTACCAGCAGATAAGAGTATTGAAATTATAAGAGAACAAAACCTTAGTTCTGAAGTAACACCAACAATATCAATGCAATTAGAAGTTCAAACGATGTACCCTATATTCTTAGTTAATACTGATGATTGTGAGGTGTGTGATAATGATGATAAAATTGATTGGAATTTCTTAGGTATAGAAAGACCTAATGGTGATGATACAAATTGTAAAGGATTAAAACGAGTTTATTGGTATAATAATTTAGTTGAGAAGAAAAGTAAGAAGGAATTAATTGAAGAAAAACTTAGAGATAAAAATTTAGATTCTGATATTATAGAATAATTAATGATATTCATCATAATTATCAGCATCTTCTGATGTTCTTTCTAATATCCTACTATATAAATGGTAGTCAGTCATTAATGATAGAATTGTGTCCCCATTTATCACTTTATGTAATTCGCTTGTTGTTATTTTTTTAAATTCTGGAAATCTTTGATCTATGAATTCCCTTGCTGTTAATTTTTTCATATAGTATATTATTTTCATTTTTCATTTAAGTTGGAAAAAAATGAAGTTTTTTTTATAATATATAATATAGATTTTCTAAATAAAAATTTTTGAAAAACTGCAAGATACAAAAAATAAAAAAGAACATTATGAAAAATTTAAAATTAGATTTATTCAATTTTAAGAGAGAACTTTCATTAGACGAAAGTGAATTGTCATTTATAGTTGAAGGATTCATTCAAAAATATGATGATTACTCAGAAAAAGAATTAGTACACAATTTAAAAGAAAGGTTATTACCTCACTCATGGGATAATAAAGTTAAAAATTTGATGGAGTCATTCACACAAGAATTAGAGGTAGAACCTCTTAATTATAATCTTAAACATTTATATAAGATTATTGATAGAAAAAATCATGGTCAATTATACCGTCCAGCAATGAGTTCAATTTTGAATATTATTAATATTCAAGGTGATGATTCAAAAATGGAAGCTATTATGAACGAATTAACTATTCATGATTGGATTCCTGAAGTAAAACAATTTTTACAAGGTTATACAAATAATCCAATTGAAATTCAAAATTATAGAAATTCAGGAAAAGGAACCAAAGTTTATACCTTAGTAGAGAAAGTAGAAGAAGGACATCTTGCTTTTGTGAGTGATAGATGGTTCTTAATTGGTGAGGATGAAGTTAAACAAACTTTATTAGAAAACCATATTGAAGATAAAGAAAAAATGCAAGAGTTTAGAATTTTAGAAAAAGCATTATCATTATCAGAAATTGAAGATGATAAAATTAGTTTTAGAATTGATGAGAATTTAATTTTAAGTCTTTCAACTAAAAATAATAAAGATGTATTTTTAAATGAAGAAAAACTTGATAAAGAAACTACACTTGAAAATCTTTTTGATTCAAAAATTATTCCTTGGTTGAAAAAAGAGTATTATGTATTAGCATCCACAACAGCACAGAATATTGACAAATTTGTTGATTTAGACGTAGCATTAAGAGTTACTAATAATTTACATCCTTATCTTGAAGCAACAGTATTTAATTATAAAGATAAATTATATGTTTATACAAAAGATCAAAGAAGAGGTAGTGCATTTTATGAGTATGCTTCACCAAACGATTTGATTATTGATATTCAAAAAGATCTTGATTATGATTTAACTCCATTTGTTGAAAATAAACTTTCAAAAGAGTTGAAAAATCTTAGAGCACTTGAAGATAAAGAAAAGAAAATTGAAGAAAAAATCAGAGATTGTAATGCATCAATTGAAATGTTAAAAGAAAACGAGCAATTAGTAAATGAAGATGATAAGTTGAAACAAACTTTCAATAATTTATTAATCTACAAACACGAACTTTATAAAAATCTTAACAACGTTAAAGAAGCAAAGGTTAACGCTAAGAGAAATATAAAGTAATATTTTCATTTTCAAATTACTTAAAAAGAGGAACATTGTTCCTCTTTTTTTATGACCTAACTATTTAAATTATATTAATTTAGTCTAAATAAAAATAATTTAAAACTTTTTTTATTTTAATATATACATATAATCATAATGATATCAATTTGATATCAAAATGGTATCATTATTGTATCAATATACAAACATTTTAATATTATATCGAAGGCATAAGAGGAATAAAAGGCGCAAAAAAATAACACCATTTTATGGCGAAATATCTTGATGATGCCGATTTTTACTACGAAATTGTTGTGTCCAAGGGTAAAGGTAAACTTACACCCAAATCTCAAAAAATGATAATTCTTATTGGAGAAAAAATGATTCAGAAATTTGAAAGCAAATACAAAACAAGTGATGATAAATTTGATTGTATGCAGTCTGGAATTATGATGATGTTTAAGAATTGGCAAAATTTTAACGAAAAAAGGTACACACAGGCTTTTCCTTATTTTTCAGAAATATGTAAAAGAGGAATTGCTGCAGGACTAAATGAACTTTATCAAAAAAAGAATAATCAGGTACCTCCAAAAATGATAAGTCTCAGTAGTTCTAATGAAGGAAAAGGTTTGCATAACATTTAAAAAGGAAAAATAATAAAAAAAGACAACTTCGGTTGTCTTTTTTTATGGTCAGCAAAATTTTAATATATAGCATATGGCTTTACGAGATTGGGTTAGACATGAAGGACCTGTGAATTCGACACCGAATCCACAACAATTTGATCATTTGAATGATGAACAGTTCATTATGCTTGTTAGAAATATACAATATGATGACATTTATAAAGGAAGAGTACAACATTTTAATAGTTTATATGATGTTGCTATGGCAAATCCTGGTAATTATATTAATGTAAGAAACAATTATGATTTGATGCAGAGTAGTCCACCTGATCCGAGTGTAGTTAAACAATATAATAAAAAATAATTTTGTTATGATTGATAAAAAGTTAAATAAAGAGGACTTTGATAGGGTTGAAGAAGCGAGAAAAATGCACAATGAGAAGTCTATCAATGAACTTTTAAGTGATAAAGAAATGAATAAACTGAGAAAAGAAAAATTAGAGAAGATAGAAAATGGGCAGGAACAGATCAAACGGAAATAAGAAAAAATATCATCAAGGTAAATATTTACTACAAAATGTTGATAAATATTTAGGAAATCCAACAAATATACAATATCTAAGTTCTTGGGAATTTGCATTTTGTAGATTCTGTGATTTAAATGATAAAGTTAGAAGATGGAGTTCAGAAGAGATTGAAATACCATATCATATATCTAATGATATAGGACAAACTGAAATACATAGATATTATCCAGATTTTTATATAGAAATGATAAAACACGGAGATCCTGAATTTTATGATAGACTTATCATTGAAATTAAACCTAAAACAGAAACCTTACCACCAAATAAACCAAGTAAACAAACATTAAAGCTATTAGAGAGTTATGAATATTCATTAAGAATGTATAAGAAAAATTTACACAAATGGGCTTACGCTAAAGAATGGTGTGAGAGAAGAAATATGAAATTTATAATTATTACTGAAGATGATTTAAAGAAGAAAGGTTTAATACCATCCAAATAATATATAAAGCATGGAATTTAGTGAAGAAGTTCGTGCATTGATGGGTCAATATAATGAGAATGTGAGATTATTGAAAAAAGAATCCACTACTCAGATATTCCAGACTGCTTTTAAAACCCCTACTTGGCAGATAAAGCCAACTAATATCAAAAAATTAAGAAAATGTTGTTTTTACATTATAAAGTATAACTATAATGGTAATAAAATATGGTGTCCAATTCTCACATTAGAATATAAGGTGAAAAATAATAAAAACATTTTATATGCTATAAATTTTGATTACCTACCTTATAAATATAAGATAATTTTTGTGAGTAAATTATTTAAGACGAATTATAAATTATTGGATAAAAATAGAGATATTCAGAATGTCTTACTAGAAAAAAACCTTGATCTAAATATTGAAAATGTTTATAGATGGTTACAATCAAATGGTAGAAAAGAGTACTCTCTTACCGCATTTGATGTATTAAAAATAGAAAAAATATATGCAATATCAACAACCATAATTGATAGGTTTATATTCTTAGATACTAGATATATAAATCACCGAATGATGTTAGATACATTAGAATCGTTAGATAATGATAAATATAAATCAGAAATGAAGAAAAAGATAGAAAAATATGAAGAACTATTAAAACTTTATGAAGAAGATGTTGAATTATTTTATCGTGCATTAAGAAATTTTGAAGCTAATCTTAAGTTGTTTGATGAATAGGGAACACAAATAATAATATATAATTGAAAATTAAGATAATTTAATGGCTAAGCAACAATATAATCGACTTAATGAATCAACATATAATCGTTATAATCAACCAAATTCTATGTATGAATTTGGTAGAAATCCTAATAGAACATTCACAAATAAACTTCTTAGACGATTATCACAATGGGGACAAGATACTGATGACATGGTTGTTAGAAATAGTCAAGCGATAGGTGCATTTGAGGATACTGATAATTTGATTAATGATCCTGGTACTAATATGTATGATTTATTTACTAAGAAAATTATATCTAAATTCCTAGAACAGAAATCAATAGCATATTTAGATAGAAAATATTTAGATAAACGAAAAATATTAAGACAATATTCAATTAAAGAAGAAATTAAAGATTTTATTACAAGAATATCTGATGAGACGATAATTTATAATGATAATAATTATTTCTGCAAAATGATAGATTTGCCTGAATCTTATGATCAAACAATTAGAGATAAATTTCAAGAAAATTTTAGAAAAATTTATAATGGCTTTGGCTTTAATGATGGGGTAAAGGCATGGAATTTCTTGAAACATTTTCTTATTGATGGATTTATGGCATTTGAAATAGTTTATGATGATAAACAGAAAAATATTATAGATTTAAATTTATTAGATCCATTAACACTTATAATTGCAACAGAACCAGGTAGTTCAACATTAGTTTGGATTCAAAATCCTGATGTTCCAACATTAAGGAGAGTATTATTAGATTCGAATATAATATACCTTTCATATTCAAATAATATGGAATATGATGAAACATCATACGTTGAAGGTTTAATTAAACCTTATAATGAACTTAAATTGTTAGAACAAACAAGATTAATGTATAATATTAATCAAGCCGCAATATATAAAAAATTCGTCATTCCAGTTGGAGGATTAACTCGACAACAGGCAGAACAACAGATATTACAGCTTATGGCTGAATATCATGAGGATGTTGAATGGGATAATAGAACAGGTGAAGTTTATATCAATGGCTCAACTAAGATACCTCATTCAAAAGATTATTGGTTTCCATCATCAGATCAAGGATCTCCAGAAATGGAAATTATGCAACCTACACAAGCATCATTAAATGAAGATGAAGTTTTACAATGGTTCTTTAGAAATTTTAAAAGAGCATCAAAACTACCATTTAGCCGATTTGAAGAAGAATCGGGTGGTGGCGGATTTTATGATGATACTTCTAATATTACGAGAGATGAAATTAGATTTAAGAATTTTATAACTAGAATTAGAACTATGTTTAAAGAATTAATAATTAAGCCTTTACAAATTCAAATGGTGTTAGATTTTCCTGAATTAATAGACGATAGATTATTTGAAACTTTTATAAGAATAGAATTCAATTCCAATGATTTATTTGAAGAATGGAAATTTTTAAATAATTTGGCGAAGAGATCTGAAATTGCATCAACATTATCATCAAACTTGCAGGATGCTGAAGGTAATCCTTATTTAAGTATTGAGTGGGTTGTTAGAAATATCATGAAATTTACTGATGCTGATATCGCTGAGAATGAAAAATATAAGTTACGTGGAGGTGCTGCTGGTGAAGGTGGTGGTGCGAGTGGTCCAGGTGGTGAAGGAGGCGGTGATGAATTCGGTGGCGGAGGAGAGGACTTCGGTGGCGGAGGAGAGGACTTCGGTGGCGGAGAGGACTTCGGTGGTGGAGATGAATTCGGTGGTGGAGATTTAGGTGGCTCACAAGAAGAAGGTGGTGGAGGTCAAGCACAGGGAGGCGGACCAGAAGCACAATTCTAAAAATAAAAATGAATTAAAATGGATAGAAGAATTAAAGCAATTTTAGTAGCAAATGAAATTTACGATTTAGCGTCAGTCGAAATAATTGATTATGAGGATGGTGTTCTTGAAATTGTTAAAGATGATGAAACTCAATATATTTCATTAGAAGGTAGAGTGTATATAGAAGATATTGATGAGCAAATAGAAGAAATTAAACAGCCCTTTGAGATTAAAACTCAGGATGAAAAAATTGATGATATTATTAAAGAGACAAAAGATTCGCCAATCAAAGTTACAGTAACCACAATTGCTCAAGATATTGATGATGATTTATTTAATGGTGATGAAAAAATTGATGACGATATAGATAATTTTGATATTGATTTAGATGATGATTTTAATTTTGAAGATGAGGTTAATGTGGTTGAGAAAGTAGAAGAAACCCCAAAAGAAGTTAAACCCCCAAAGATTAATAGAAAATCAAAAAAGAAGGGTGATGATAATTTAATAAATTTACTATAAAAAATATTCTAAGTAAAAGAGAGTCACAATTTTATTGTGACTTTTTTTATGCAAAAATGGAAAAAACACAGATTTTAAGTAAAATATATACATTAAAAATAATACAAAAAGATATGTCAAAAAAACCTGTTCTAATTGTCGAACATTGTTTGGACGGACTTACAACTTTAAACGAAGAAGCGAAAAAGCAAGGTAAATATATCCTAGGCGGCACCTTTACGGAATTTAACGTAAAGAACCGAAATGATAGAATTTACACCGCAGATAAGTTTCTTCCCCACCTTGAAGAACTTAAAAATAGAAAAGAGACTTTAGGTGTAGTTTATGGAGAGTTTGACCATCCAGACGTATTTGATACATCCTTATCTAGAGTTTCCCACTTAATTGAAAGTATTACCTTTAACAAAGAGAAAAATTTGGTAGAAGGTACTATTCGATTATTAAACACACATTGGGGGAAAGAGGCTAAAGCCTTAATAGATGATGGATGTCCTATTTTTGTATCATCAAGAGCAGCAGGTGTTACTGAGAGTGATGGTACAGTTACAGTTAAGAAATTATTTACTTATGATGCAGTTGCGGACCCAGGGTTTGGTTCTGCTAGAATGGAAGTAAAATCTTTAAATGAGTCACTCGGTTTTAACGAGGGCGCAAACTTTAGGATATATGATTTATCCGATGAGTCAAAAATAAATGAGTTATTTGAAATGAACAAAGACGAAATGGTAACCAAAAACCAAATGTTGGAATATTCAAAATATCTTACTGAGGAAATTGAAAAGTTTAAAACCGAAATCAACGAAAAAATCAAAACTGATGGTGGCAAATTTGAACCTAACAAACTCAATGATATGTTCGAATATTACGAAAAAATGCAAGAAACTCAAACTAAAATCGCTAAGTATTTAGACTATCTTGCAGAGCAAGTACAAGTTGTGGTTAATGAAAATATTTCATTAAAGAAAACCACTTCTGAATTAGCTACACATAGCGATTATTTAGCAGAAAATCTTGAAAAATCAATCAACTACACAGAATATTTAGCTGAACATGTTGATAAATCTATTGATTATAGCAAATACATTGCAGAAACATTAGACAAAAACATCGACTTCTCAGAATATATTGCTGAGCATGTTGATAAAAATATTAAGTATTCAGAATATTTAGCTGAAAGTCTTGATAAATCTATTGATTACACAGAATACATTGCAGAAAGTCTTGATAAATCTATTGATTATTCAGAATATATTGCAGAAAATGTAGATAAATCTATTGAGTATTCAGAATATATCGCAGAAAATCTTGATAAATCTATTGAATATACTGAGTATATCGCAGAAAATCTTGATAAATCAATTGAGTATTCAGAGTATATCGCTGAACATGTAGATAATAACATTTCTTATTCAGAGTATATCGCAGAAAATCTTGACGATTCAATGGCATATACAAATTATATCGCTGAAAGTCTTGACAAATCAATTGAAGGTACAAAGAAACTTACCGAAACATTGAAAAATGATGGTAAATTAAATGAAACATTTGAATTGATACAAGAGCAAGATTTCGCAATTACAGATACTGAACAATATTATCAAACCGATGATGGTGGTAATGTTGCAACAACAGGATTAGATGTTACTAGTGAAGAACCAGTAGCTGAACCAGTAGCTGAACCAGTAGCCGAACCAATTGAAGGTGAAGAATTAGTTGAAGAACCAATTGAAGGTGAAGAATTAGTTGAAGAACCAATTGAAGGTGAAGAAGAACTTCCAATTGAAGAACCAATTGAAGGTGGTGGTGAAATAACTCCAGGTGAAGTTGTTGCTGTTGGTGACAGTTCAGGTGAAGTATTAGCTTACAACCCACAAAATGGTATAGTAACAGTTCAACTTGACACTCAAGAAGAACCTGTTGAAGTACTAGAATCTAAAGTTACCAGATTAGGTGACAAGATTTATAATTCAGAGAAATCATTACAAAATAATATTTCCCGTCTAATTTATGAAACTAAAAAACGTAAGGCTTCAGAACAAGACGAACCTAATTTCTTATTATTCTTATCAGAAAAGAAAAAAGCGGCTTACTACAATTTATCACAAGATGATAGAGCAAAGGTAAATATCGCATTAAAAGAAAGCGAAGGTAAATACACTACAGAAGCACAAGTATTAGCAATTATTAACGAAGCATTGTCTCCAAAGAACAAGACATTCAATGATATGTTAATTGATTCTATGCCTGCTGATTTAACTCCAATCTGGGAAAAACTTGAACCAAAGGTTCAACAGAGCGTTTTAAATCAAGCAAAATTATTCCCTAACTTGAATACAGAACAAAAGTTTGAAAGTTTTTGGAACAGTCGTGATTTACAAAGGTACACAAACGAAAAACCTGCTAAAAAAGTATTAAACGAAAACAAGGTAGTTAGTGACGTTAAAATTTCTGACGATGAATTAGCAAGAATGAAAGCTGTCTTTGAAAGACTTAATGGTTAAAAAATGGAAAAAAATGACATTTTTTGATAAATATATAATAATCAAAGACTAAAAAAACAAGACAAATTAATTTGTCTCAAAAAAACAAATAAAAAATAATGAATTATTTAGTTGATAAACAAAAAGCACAAAAGAAATGGAGTCCAGTTCTTGATTCACTTGGCGTGAAAGATGCTTATAAGAGAGAGTGGATGGCAGAATACGCAGAAATGCACTCATTGAATGAAAACGTTGCATATTCAACATTAGGTAACCTTAATGGTATGGGTAACGTACAGTCAGCACAACCATCAACAACACCAGGTTTGGTGTGGGGTGATTATGGTGCTGGTACACCAGGTGGTATAGGTTCAGGTGATATCGGACAGAATTTACTTCCAGTATCTATGAAAATAGCTGCACAAACAATAGGTTTAGACCTTATCGCAGTAAAACCTTCATCATCACCAAAAGTTGACTTACTTTTCGTTGACTTTAAATATGATAACTTATCAGATAGCGCTGAAAAAGATGAAAGACCAATTGTTTTCAAAATGACTGTAACTGGACTTTCAGGTTTAACCGCTCACCTTAGAGCAGCTATGGCTGAAAAATTGGACGCTAATGGCGAACCAGTAAGAGAAAAAGTAGGTGGTTTAACAGACAGAATTTTTGTTAAATTATCAGGTGGAACTGCAACTTCAGCACCTTATTTTGAAGTAACAGAACCTCAAACATATGCAACAATTCAAGCTTTTGACCCTACATTTAAAGCAGTAGGTGGAGCCGCTAATAAAGCAGGTTGGTTAGAATTCCTTGGATGGTCACGTATTGATGGTTACCCAATGTTCCGTTCATTCCGTCAGTTTAATACTGCCGCTAATGTTGGTGGATCTTGGGGTTATGATGCAACAAGAAATACATTCCCAAATTCAGCAGAATCAATCGCTGATATTCTTGGAAATGCCGCAGTTTTACAAATTGCTGGTAATTCACTTGCAGCAGCAACAAAAACTAATTTCGTGTTAACAGGTGTAACTGTATCTCTTGTTTCACTTCTTGAAGATCATATTCCTGGCTTCTCAGCAGGTTGGTATATGAATTCTCCAATGAATCGTGATACTGATGAGAAAGTATATCCTGGCGTAATTGGTCCTGATATCTTCACAAAAACTATCCAAGTTGGTGACATCGAAATCAGTTCAGCATTGAAACGTACTCAAATTGAGGACATCAAAGCAGCAACTGGAATGGATATCGTTCAAAAACTTGAATCAGTTCTTGTTAATGAGTTAACTCAAACAATTTCTAAACAAATTGTTGATAAAGTTGCAGAACTTTCAGATCAAAATAGAATTGCTCATACTACACCTAAGAGTGCAGCAGGTATTTCTAAATTTGACTTTGACGTTGATACTTACCTATCAATTTCAGGTTCAGCACCTGGTGGTGAAACAACTCACTCAATCCAGAGAAAACTTATCGCAAAATTGAACAACGCATCAAACTTCATCGCAACTGAAGGTCGTGTAGGTCCTGCTCAATACCTTGTAACAAACGGTAACTTAGCTTCCGTTATTCAAGATGTTGCTGGTTACACAATCAACCCAGTTAAAGGTGCAAACATTAACGCAAACGGACAACTTTATCCAATGGGTAATGTTGGAAACATTGCAATCTATGTAGATCCTTACCAAAGATGGGACGACAATAGAATCTTCTTAGGACGTAAGAACTCAGTTGATCAACCAGGTCTTATCTTTATTCCTTACTTGATGGCACAATCAATTTCACTTATTAGTGAAGCTACTTGGGCACCAAGAATGTTAATCAGAAGCCGTTATGCAATTGCAGACATTGGATTCTTTCCTTGGAAACAATTTATGACAATTAGAGTTACTGATACACAAGGTGTATTAATATAATCCTTAATTGGAATAACTTAAAAAGAGGAAACATT